TGCCACACTCAATCACGAAAGAATACATCTAAGACAGCAGAAAGAGCTCTGGGTGTTAGGTTTCTACATTCTTTATGGTTTGTATTGGCTTAAAAATAGAGTGTCTGGAATGACATCCAGCGAGGCCTATTATGCACTTCCTTTTGAAAAAGAAGCCTACGACAACGACCAAGATCTGTCCTACTTAGAAAACAGAACTAAGCATGCTTGGCGACAGTATCTATCTGCCTAAGGCAAACGCCAACAGCTTGCCGGCTCCTTCAATGACGTCATCAATGGAAACTTGAACTACTTCCTTGTGCGTTTCCCACATTAGATGAGATTGGTGTTCTAATATTTCTTTTGACAGCCCAAGAAGGTGAAGCCTGCATTGTAGCTCATCCGGGGCTTCGCCCTGTACTAAAGCTTGCAGTACTTCTTCTTCGCCCTGTTCGTTTTGTGTATCAACCATGTTATCCTCAAAAATATGGAACTATTATACAGCATACAATTAAGAATGTACACAAGGTGCAAATAAAAAGAGGGCGCCTCGAAAGGCGCCCCCCGAACATAACTTGGTATCTATTACTAGATGATGTCCATGTCCATGCAGGTAACAGTACCGTAGAAGTCAGCGCGAACCATCTTCTTACCGTAGCGAGTCATCACGCCCTTGCGGGGTGTGAAGTCCTCTGGTGCGAAGATCGTAGGAGTGACAATTAGTGGTACGTACGGAGCGTACACGTAACCGGTCTCGAGGTAGCTACCACCCTTGTATCCAACAAGTACCTTGTTGCGTGGGAAGTAGGGATCCTTGTAAACCGTGAAACGGTTGCTCAGTGAACCGATAGCGGCTGCACCAAGTGAGAAAGGTGCACCAACCTGGCCGTCGCCGTCAATCTTGAGAGCTGGCTTGTAGAGCACGGAAGCCTCGAAGATTGTTGCAACTTCAGGAGAAACCACGATGAAGTTAGCGGAACCACGAAGTGTCTTTCTGTGGATCTCGTTAGCAACGTCGATGATGGTTTCAACAAGAGTCTCGTACCACTCACGGACCGTACCTGTGAAGGCTGGGCCTGTTTGCAGCGAGGAGGCGAGACTTTGTACTGCACCTGTAGCCTTGTTAACGAACTTACCGGGGCTGCGGCTCCAGTAGTAGTTCGCGCCTCGAGCTTCTGTAAGAAGATCATTGAGGATCTCACGGTCGATTTCCAGAGCGATCTGCTCGGAGAGGATCTGAGTAAGCTCGACCTCAGCGTCAAGGCTGTGGTAAGCGTTCAGGTCCTGAGCAAGCTCTGGAGACCAGCGGGCACGTAACTTACGTGTGGTCGCTGTGACTGCGAGAGACTCGATCTTGATGTCGATCTCGGGGATGACTGGATCGGGATCTGCTGCGAAGTTGGACTCGAAGCTAGGAATAACCAGAGTAGAACCGGCACCTTCGTCTGTAACACCATCAGTAACTGCATCAGCGATTGCGAATGACATTGACAGATTTTGTGGGAGGTCGAAACCGGCCGAGGCATGAGCACCACTCATAACCAAAAGAACGTGTTGGCCGTTAAACGGGTCAGGTGTGAAGGTGCTTGTTGCAGAAGCCCATGTTCCAAGCTGGTTAAGACGACGGACGTTGAGGACATTACTTCCTCCCTGAACATCTGAGCTGACTGGCATAAGGCCACCGATATTTGAATCGGATCCATCAGCGACGTCTCCGCAAGTGACTGCAATAGACTTCACCTGAGTTCTGTCAAGATTTGTCAGTGAACTCGTTGCTACAATCGTGAAAGAGTATGCATGAGTCCCTGCTTCAATCTGTCGAGTGAGCTGAGGATCGAACTGCAGCAATTTACCATCAGAACCTGTTGCGTGTGCAGCTTGTGTTACTGTTAGGGTTGTACCAGAACCAAAAGCGCCAGTAGCAACCAGAGCACTTGCCGCGAAGGTTTGAATTTGATTATGTACCTTAGAGTAAGTTGTACCAGCCAGGTCGTACTGACCGCCTACAGCTGAAGCACCACGTTGCACAGCTCTTCCGTCTGGAGATCCGTAAAGTGATTCACCTGCATTGTAGGTTGCTGCCTCTTGGCCTGTGCCAGCACTAGAGTTAAGGTCGTTATCGCCACCAACATCGGTGCCGTATGTGTAATCAAGGTAGAACAGAAGTCCGGAAGGAAGACTCATGGGCTGGATGGAAACCAACTCGTTAGCCACAAGGCCGCCGAAAACACGACGAACGATGGGGAAAGCGATGTTGGAGAAACCGTTGATGTCGCCAGCTGTGCTGACGTCACCTGCTCCAGCTCCGAGAGAGCTAGCCTCGCGAAGTACCTGTGCTGCCTGATTCTCTAAAAGACGAGCCATGTTTTCACGCTTGTGCTCGTTTAAACCTCTAAGAAGACCTGTGCGGGTCCACTTGGAGATTAATCTGCTGTTGTCAGCACCAACGTGACGATCACGGATGCCTTCGGTCAGCTGATCTAATGTAAATGATTTAGACATTTTTTCTCCTTTTTAGAACAGTCTAGGTTAAGTTAAAAGATTATTTCAATCCGGCAAGAGCTTGCCATCTTGACATCTCACCAGCAGCTTCACCAGCATTTCTGCTTGAAGATGAAGTTGTTGTACGAGATGAGCTACCGTACCTTGCAGACTCGTTAAGAGGCTTGCTAGGTTGTGATAGCGACTCTGTCAAAGATCTATATAACGTCTTAGTCTCGTCTAAGCTCTTGGCTTCGTCGAGTGCCTTAATAACAGACTTCTTCTGAGACTCGTTAAGCGTCTTGTTTTGAAGAAGCTTGTTGACATAAAGCAACTTAGCGTTAAATAGATTGAGATCTTCCAACTGTTCACGAAGAGTATGTACTGCACTTCTGTATTTATTCAGTTTCTCCTGCTGAGCTCGATTCTTACGTCTCAGATTACGAATTGCTTCGTTAAGCTTGTTAAGTTGGGGTGGGTTGGTCACAACATCTTGACCTTCAGCACCACCACCGTATGATTTCTTGACACCTGCATTGGCTTTTCCTTTTCCGCCAAAGTGATGTTCCATATCCTTTGCAATGCCCTTTCCTTCTCGCAGTTGGCGTCTCACTCGAGCGAGCTCTTGACGGAGCATATTAGGATCAATTTCGAAAGTTTCTTGAAGATCTTCCATGGGAGCTTCGGCATCTAATTCAGGTAGATCGCCTTCTTCATCTGCCATCATAGGCATATCTTCAAGTTCGCCTTCTTCGTCAGCATCTTCAAGTGATACATCCTCGTCACCTTCACCTTCTTCGTCATCGACGAGCATTCCAGCAAGATCCTCAGGAAGATCATCTTCTTCAATTTCATCGCCTAGATCAAGCATAAGCTTAATTTCGCGCATTAATTCTTCTTCCACTTCAGCGTCAGACATCTCTTCCATGTCTTCTTCCATATAAGAGCCTTCTTCGGGGCCTTCTTCTTCATACATCTCTTCCATTGAATCTTCTTCCATGTCACCGTGCCCGTGTGCCATTTCGGCTAGTTCGTTTTCAACTTGTTCACGAAGAGCACGTAAATCGACTTCATAGAACTTTTCATTTTTCATTTCTTCATTCTCCTGAATAGAATTTTCATTGTTATTTAGGCTAGAGCCGTTTAATTTATCTGCAGTTTCATTAATTTTATCTGCAAGATTGAATAGTTTCTGTCTTTCTTCATCGCTTAGACGGCCTACTGCCATTTTAATTGAATCATCAAGTACTTCGCTTCCCTCTTGTAAAGAAGCTAATATTTCTGTGCCCCCGAGCATTTCAACAAGTGATCTGAGCGAAGACTCATCAAGTACAACTTCTTCTTCAAGGTCTGCAGTGTCAACCTCAGAAATATTCTCTGTACACCCAAAAATAAATAAAAATAAAATATACTTCACTATTTGCTCCGAAGAGCTAAATATACTCACGAGTACATTATTGTATATTAGTAATATTTTTTAAATTTAGGCTGCAAATTTTTTCATATAGTCGAACAGAGCTTTTTCTTTCATCTTTGCTTCTAGGACAACATCTACAGAGTGGCCGCTAGAATTAAAAGGCTTATAATACCAGTCACTGTGTGCGGACTTTGCAACAGCACTGTTCTCGTAATTTTTTCTTGAATTAGAGTGATGACATTGTGGTGTGATACCATTTGGCCAAGACTCTACTGCCATACCTATAGCCTCATCATATGATGTATCTTGAGGTCCACACTCAAAGTGGTGAGAGTCAAATACAATCGGAACACCAAGTTTCTTGTAGACCCCGTCATAAATCATCTTTGTTGAATATAGATTTCCTCGATCATCGTTCTCAAGGGTGAGCCTAGATGTTACAGAATCTGGAAGTTGCTCGAAGTTTTTACACCACCGCGTGATAGCACTTTCACGATCACCGTAAGATGCACCAAGATGAATATTAATCTTTGACCAGTGATTTCGTGGCATTCCCATAAGATCCATGATTTGACCATGACGTGTCAAGTCAAGAATAGATCCGTTTACAACTTTTTCTTTAGGTGATGTCAAAATATTAAAATGGCCAGGATGAAAAGATAGGCGTTGACCAGCGTCACGTGCCAGCTTGCCAGCATACTCTAGATTGGCCTTGATACCCTCATAATCAGGAAGCTCTTCCAGCTCGTATTCGCTCATCCAGGGAAACATGCAAGATGTCATGCGAAATACCTTGATACCTTGCTCATTATTCCACGCAATAATCTTGATAAGATCCAGTGTATTGAGTAGTGCTAGCTGAGAAGCATATGGAATACCCTTCTGTAGAAATGTACGCTTAATCATTCCTCTATTACAAGATACCTTGCCAGGTTTTCTCTTTTGTAGTGTCATATTAATACAAGCGTAGCCAAGTCTTACTGTCATGTTATCTCCTTTACCTTGCTATTATACCACAGTACAAGCTAGATTACACGTGCCACCACTGTGGAATATTTCCTTTTTTCCATTTGGCAAACCTTACTTTATCTTTTAGGTAGTATTCTCTGTAGCACTCAACAGGGTCACTGCTAACCTTATATTCTTCTTTCATGCAGATAGGAAAAGGCTTTAAACCCTGGTTGGGGAAAGATAGCGGTAAGTTTGTCATCAGCCAGGCCCAGACTTCTTCAGACTTATGTGTTCTATGATATCTTATCGTATACTCATCTAATAGAAAACCCATTAGCTTGTGGTGCCACGCATAATTCTCTTTTGTCTCCCTGGTCCAAACGCTACAGGGATGATTGACATGAGTTATTGACCACGGAGGTTGCTTCTCTTTTGGAACATTCTCTTTTAGATATGCTTTTACATCTCGCATGAGCCTAAAGTCATCTCTACCTTTATCAAAATGTCTCAGCCAGCTCATCCAGTGTGCTGTGCAAAGCATCTGACCGGCTTCTAAAATCATCTTGCAGACATGTTTGTCACAGTGATAACTTGCAGCAATTGATGGATCTCTATCTAGAATAAAAATATTCATGAATAATATTCTAAACAAAAAACTTAAAAATTACAAGAACTAATAATTACTTGTCTTTTCTTTTTGTAATCTCTCTTACGTGCATAGTCATATAGCCAAGCTTTTCACGCGCAGCATTCCCAAGAACCCCTTTTAAAACGTCTTTTAACTCGTTATTAAGTGCCCTTGACTTATCACACTCCTCAGAAGTGGATGAACCTCTTTTTACAACTCTTTTTTCAATACCAAATATCTGGTCGGATAGTTTTGCTGCTTTTACAATTGACTTTTCAACGCCTGCAAAATTAACACCTTTTAGTTTTCCTTTTAGATCTTCAAACAGATTAACTGCAGATAGGCAGATATCAAAATGTTTTGTCTTGTATCCGAAAACATTTATATTTCGCCCTCCTCCAAAGTGAGCAGGAACATCCATTTTCTTTGCTTCTTGCAAAATTAAATTTCTTAGCTGTTTTCTTGTTATTTTCATTTTTTCTTCCTCATTCTTTCAGTTTTTCTTTTGCTGGCTTCTTTGCGATCCTCAGCATAGCTTAGTGCTTTTTTTAGTCTTTTCTTTGTGTCTGGATCTTTCGCATTTTCATATGCTGCTCTAACTCTTTGATGTATGAGATTAATTATCTGTGACTGTCTTTGGTGACTTTTATTTTTGAAGCTTTTCTTAGACAGAGTTTTTCTTATATCAGATGCTGTTCTAAATTTAACTGATACTGTATCTTTTGGATTTTCATCCGTATAGAGTCTTCGGCTGCTTCCTTTAGGTTTTTTTCCTGTGCCCTTGACAGGTTCACCTTCTCTCATTTGTTGTTTTCTATACAGCTCTGTTTCATCATATGGGTTGTTAACTTTACCAAAAATATATGGATCTCTCTGGTAGTCTGTAATTGTCTGTTCTTCAATATCTTCTTCTTTAATTTTTTTGCAATTTGCAACTCTTTTGCCAGATTTACCAATTTTAGTTTTAGGTTCTTTAGGGTCTCCTCCTCCTGGGCTATGACCAGGCCAGCATGGATTGTCTCCCTTGCCCTTGTATTTACGAAACTCTTGAAGAATTATTACCCTTAATTTTTCTCT